CGGCAGCGCTACGCATCAAAGTAGCTACCGATAGTCAGACAATTAGCTTTATTTCAGCACATTATACATTTGCACCAGGAGGGCCACTGTAATGGCATTTAGCGGCGGCACATTTAGCAGAACTTTTGACTGCACAACAGATCGTGATAATGGGGTTAAAATCCTTGCCAGCAAGTTCGACACTGAACTAGACGGCATGGCTACTGGCCTGTCCACTTGCATACTCAAAGACGGTACGCAGACTTGTACGGCGGCTATTCCCTTTGCGCAGGGCATTACACTGCCAGATAACAAGACCATTATTCTCGGAACTAATTCAGACGTAACAATTCAGTATGATGAAACCACTAATGACAGCCTAGAGATTGCGGCTAATGTAGAGGGCGCGGCCCTTGGCATCGTGCTAAAGGCTGACCAGGGCGATGATGCTGGTGATGAGTGGAAGCTGAATATTGCTGATGGCGGTACATTAACGCTTGGCAACGATATTGCCAGTGCTGGCAGTTATGTCACACACTTAACGATCACGCCTAACAGCACAGTGGCAAGCAGCACAACGGCTGTTGCTGGTAACCTCACAATCGGCGGTGCTTTGACATTGGGATCAGGCGCGGTTATTAGCGAGGCAGAGCTAGAAACCATTGACGGTATAACACCCGGCACTGCCGCTGCCTCAAAAGCAATGGTGCTTGATGCCAGCCTGGATATATCTGGTGGCCGCAATCTTACCATTTCTGGCGAGTTGGACGCAGCAACGCTGGATATTAGCGGCGATGCAGACATTGATGGCACGCTAGAAGCTGATGCTATCACGATAGGTAGCACATCCATTAACAGCATTTTTCAGCCGTTAGACGCACAGCTAACAGACGTTGCTGGGCTTGCTGTAACTGACAGCGGCTTTATTGTTGGCAATGGCTCAAATTTTGTGCTTGAGACAGGCGCAACGGTTAGAACAAGCCTAGGCCTTGGCACAGCGGCGGTAGCGGCCACAGGCATATCGAACGGCAACGTGGCGGTGTTTACCAGCGGTGCTGCTGATAATGATTTTCTAAAAATTGACGGTACTTCTATTGAAGGCAGAAGTTCATCAGAAGTTTTAAGCGACATAGGCGCACAAGCATCTTTGACATTTGGAATTGCCAATACAAACATCCCAATTTTTACAAGCGGTGTAGCTGATGACGATTTTCTGCGCGTGGATGGCACTTCTATTGAAGGGCGGTCATCGTCTGAATTGTTATCAGATATTGGCGCTGCCACGGTTGATGACGCAACTGCATTAGCGCTTGCGCTAGGCTAAAGGAGAAATAAATGGCTAACACTTTCAAAGTGGTGTCGCATGATGTGATGCCAGCATCATCAGGTACGCCAGAAGCGTTATACACAACGCCTGGATCAACAACCACGGTTGTGATTGGCCTGACGGTTGCAAACATACACACAGCCCAAGTTACAGCATCTGTAAAGCTGGTTTCAGATACGTCTGGCGGTGGCCGTGCGGCAACAAACACAACCACGTTTCTTGCAAAAGATATACCCATTCCAGTCGGCTCATCCGTTGCGCCTTTGGTTGGAAAGGTAGTCCTGGAAACAACTGACGTAATTCAAATTGATTGTTCAGTAGCTGATAAAGTTAGCGTGACCATGAGCATTATGGAGATAACCTAATGACAACAACAACGCCATTTATAGGCAAGTCTGGGGATCAGTCCGAGTATGCGGCTGTAATCCGTCAAAATGAACAGTCTGTGGTGTCATCATTGCAAATTGATGCAACCAACAACGCTATGTCTGCGGGTCCTATATCTGTAGCTTCTGGGGTCACTGTCACGATTGCTGACGGTGGTACGTGGGTGATCGTATGAGTACATTAAAAGCAGATACCATTCAATCGACAGGCGGCGGTGCGGCTACGCTGACTAAGCAGACTGCGGCTAAAGCATTTGTAGAAGCAAGCGATGCCGCCGGATTTTCAAAAAGTTTCAACATTTCTTCTGGCTCAGACGATGGAACAGGAGACTATAGCTATAGTTTTACGAACAATTTAGACAGTGCAGATATGGTAGCAAATATTACTTGTGCGCAAAATGCTAACGCCATAGGTGTTAACAACGGCAGGGCGGCAGGTTCTTTTGATGTTAAGATGTTCACTGATGCTGGTTCGCTTGTAGACAGAGACCATAGCTGTGTAGTTCACGGAGACCTAGCATGAGTTTAATCAAAACAGACGCAATACAGACTCTTGCGGGTAAGCCTATTGTAAACAGCACTGGCTCTGTGTTGCAAGTAAAACAGACCGCAAAGACTGACACGTTTTCAACCACGAGCAATTCATTTGTTGATGTTACAGGGCTTTCTGTAAGCATTACCCCATCAGCATCAACAAGTAAAATAATGGTGGAGTTTCATATTGGCGCACATACCACAAGCATTGCCGCTGAGGTTCGTTACAAAATAGTTAGGGGTAGCACTGATATTGGTCTTGGAGATAGTGGCAATGGAACCCAATGCACGACTGGTGCTACAACAAATGCCACTCGCGGGGAAGGCATAAGTATGAAGTTTTTAGACAGTCCTTCAACAACATCTGCGACAACGTACAAAATACAGGCAAGCGTATCTGGCGGTGGTACTTTGGACATTAACAAACGTAGTAGCACTTATAGTGCAATCAGCACAATTACAGTAACGGAGATTGCAGGGTAATGGCACTAGGAAAAATCAAAGCAGATACCCTAGAACACAGCACTGCTGGGTCGCTGGATACGAAGTTCGTGGTGAATGGTAGTGCGAAGGCGTGGGCTACTCACACACAAAGCGGTAGTTATACGCTTCACGATTCTTTAAATGTAAGCAGTTTAACAGATGATGGAACAGGAAAAACTTTTTATAACTGGTCATCAAATTTAAACAACGCTTTCTACTCAGCTACTGCTGGTATGGGTGAATTTGCAGTTACATTTCGTAATACGCCAGCTTTGGGTATTACTTCCAACGGCAGTAAAACAACGGCTCTTATTAAATGGGAGTCACAAGCTACAGGAAATGGTGGTGTAGATTCAGCAGATAATAATCTAACTGTTCACGGAGACCTAGCTTGATGCAAACACCTGACTTCAAAGGCACACCTCTATTTGACCGCCTATGTTTTGCAAAGGAAAATCTTGAGCCAATACAGTGTGACTATCGCGTGGTCTATGAGGACAGCGTTGATGGATGTGCAAAAATACTTGTGCCTGATCCTAACTTTTGTGCCGCTTTCGTTAATGGCGGCATCATCCCAAAAATAGAGAACTATTGGGCTTTGGCAGAAGATGAAGCAAAGCCAGATTTTGTAAAGCATACTCGCGGTTACTTACTGCATGAAACTGAACCGATGCCAGCAGGTACGCTTGAGGAATGTATTGAATTTCTAATTATGAAAGACATCCCGAAAAGTGTTTGGCAATCATACAATAAAGGCAATAAGCAGAAAATGGTTATCTGCCGCAAAGATCAGCTTCCAGCGACTCGCGAGTGGCGCAATGCTTGGAAGATTTCAGAAGATTTAGCCACAGATCATAACATCGCCGCATAGGAGAACCCGACATGGCAAATACCTACATCGTTGATAAGGACGGTAATCAAATTGATGCGTCCACTGCAACAGTTCCATCAGACCGCCATTTTCGTGGCGCATGGTCACTTTCTGGTACAGTCATCAGTGAAGATATGACCAAAGCAAAAGAAATCTTTAAAGATAAGATTCGTGAAGTACGTGCGCCTTTGCTTGATGCAGAGGACGTAGTGTATATGAAAGCACTTGAAGCTGATGACGCATCTGCAAAGACTGCATCTGTAACAAAGAAAACTGCCCTACGTGATGCACCAGCGGCTTCTGCAATTACTAGTGCTGACACAATTGCAAAACTAAAAGCTGCTTGGGATACAAGCGTTCTTGGCGATAGTCCTTACGCATAATGGACTTAGTTCATATCATTGATGGACTGATCGGCGTTGTGGTGCTTGGTTTTGGCTATTGGGCAAGCACTTTAGGATCAGAGGTAAAACGCATTGAGATATTGCTGAACAGGACGCGCGAGGATTTTGTCAGCCGAAGTGAAGTTAAAGACGATATGCGCTCAATGACAGAGAGCTTTATCAGGCTTGAAGCAAAGCTAGATAAGCTGATTTCTCGTCAAGATTAGAAAATTGGACATTCTATGTTAGCGGAACTTGCGGCGGCCAATGCGGCTTTTGCTGTTATAAAACAGTGCGTCAGCAACGGACGCGACTTAGCAAGTGCCGGCAAAGCCATTGGTGATTTCGTATTTGCCAAAGAAGAACTAACACGCAGGGCTAAGAACAGAAAAAAGCCAGGCCAAGCTAATGCCGATTTAGAAGAATTTATGGCATTGGAAAAAATAAACGAACAGGAACAGCATTTAAAAGAAGTTATGATTTGGTCAGGCCGTCCCGGCATGTGGGACGATTGGGTCAGGTTCCAAGCTGAAGCCAGAAAGTCGCGCCGGGTGCAGGAGCAACTTGCCAAGAAAAAGCGCGAAGAAATAATTTTTACAATTGGCATAATTGCACTTATTGCAGCAAGTATTGGCGGCATTTCAGCTTTGGTCTGGTGGGCGCTGTTTCTTAAAGGTTAGCAAGTGGTGGCAGATGTTTTTCTATTGCTTGTTTATTTGGGAACTGGTGACGCAAGACGCTTAGAGTCTGGCGAAATGTATTGGTCAAATTTAAAAACCTGCAACTGGTACGCATCCGAAATAACCAAGCGTTTTGGCAATTATGAATATTCTGGATTTATTGACCCACGCGATAGGGTCACAGCTTACTGCCTACCGAGGCGAGTAAACACTGACGATGTGAGGATTTATGATGATTAAAATGTCATACGTTCTTGCATACATATTAGCCAGCCAAGCCATAGCAGCAGAACCAAAGATGACAACATGCCGACTTGCGGCGACAGAAAAGCTGTCAACAACAGAGGTTTTATGCTTTTACCTTGGCGCAAACAATACACAGGAAAGCCATACATCAGAACTATATCTGGGCTGTATGCCACAATATCAGTGCAAATATAATCCATTGCCACCAGGCACTAGCTTAAGAGCCACGCTAGATAGCATTAAAGATGCACTTAAATGAACCGCCTGATTATTGGTGCTGACGATCTCTTAAAAGGCTGGGCAGCTAAAATTATTGGAATAGATGGGTTTGGCCCCTCTACAGCAATCGGCGTTGAGCGCGATGGCAAGATCATCTGCGCTGCTGTTTATCATGATTTACGAGACGGGCAGATCGAGGCGTCAATAGCTGCATCCTCCCGGCGCTGGGCAAATCGGTCTGTCCTGCACGCGCTGTTCGCCTATCCGTTCAATCAGGTAGGCGCTCACAGGCTGCTAGTGACATGCAATGAGGCTAACGAAAAAGCTATGAAGATGAATAGCCAGCTTGGGTTTATCCAAGAGGGCAGACTGCGCCAAATGTATGCGCCGCATGATGCGGTCATTTGGGGAATGTTAAAGGATGAATGTAAATGGATAAAGGGTCAAAATAATGGGCAAATCCTCACCGTCAGCGCCACCAGCGCCTGATCCCAATGAACTTATAAACGCGCAATCTAACGCTAATCGGATCACTCAATACACGCCTTATGGCAATTTGCTATTCGGATCAGTAGGTGACCAAGGTCAGTTTGTGCAAGGTCAAGTTCCTGATGACGGACAAGCTGCTGCATTTACGCAAGAAACGCCGTTTCAGGCACAGATGCGTGCAGCTTCCGAAGGCACTGGTTTAGGCCTTGGCAACGTAGCGTTTGACCGTATTTCTGGCCGTACAGTCACAGGCCAAAACCCTGATGGTTCGCCAATATATGAAGCTGATCCTGACTTTCAGAACCCTTTCAGAACAGCGCCTACGTTGTCAGGCGTATCGGCATCACAAAACATTGACCCGACTACTGGCCTGCCTGCCTTCCAAAGCAGCATTACTAGCCCGACAGAAATTCCGACTAGCCTTGATACTAGTGGCCTCACAGCCCTACAAAGT